ACGTCAATGTCATCTGCTTTGATTATGTTACCATTCTTTTGTATCTGTATGTTCTCGATGCCTTCAAGATTGTTTTTGATTGTTGGTAATATTTTTGTTATTGTTTTTATGTTACCTGACAGCGTCACAACATTGTTGCCTGGGATGATCTGTACTGCGTCATCACCGTTGTATTCAAGTGGTTGTTTTACACCTCTCGAGTCAACTGTGACTGTGTCCACAATGGTGTTCATTTTTATGTTTGGTAGATATTCTGTATCAAACTTACTAAACTTTTGGCTACGTGGTGTGCCTTGTCCTATTGTTGTAAGTTCTGCTACCAATTGACTTTTTGGTGTGTTGTCTGGAATACTTTCCATCTGGTCCATGGTGTTTTTGCTGACTGGCATCTTGCCTGCTTTTTTTATCTGATGTATAAATGATCTGGCAAGTGCGGGTGCACCTGGTAACAGTCCACCTATCATAGTTGCAAAAACTAAATTTTGTGCTATATTTTCTGCTGTAACATTTCTGCCACGAACGTCTTGTGTTGCAAAAGCAAGTGGTGTGTAGATAGAACCTTCTAACACGAGGTTAGTTGCGGCACCTATTTTCATTGCGTTCCATACTTTGTTACTTGTCTTAAGTGCGTTCACACCAAATCCTACTGGTATTAAATTTATTGGATCAAATATTGCACCACCAAAGCCTCCAACAAATCTACCCGCCGTGCCTGCTCCAGTTGATCTTGCCGATATGGCCGCAACTTCTGATTCAAAACCACGTTCTTCAAATATGTTTCTTGCAACGTCATTTGAAAGTTCGTCTGTCCATTCAACGTCTTCTACCCAGTATGGATGTGTCTCGTTCCAATCTTCTTTGGCTATGTTATCGCCTTTTGATTTTTTTGCTTTCTGGCTCAGTGCAAGATCTTGTAACAGTGACAGAGATGTTTCTTTTATGCCTGATTCAAATCCAATACCTATGTTATCAAAAAAACCTGCTTTTGGTCTTTGTATTGTTGTTGGATCAACATATGTTAAACCTTTTTCCGGTTCACCTCCAAAAAATACTCCCATGGTGTTCTCCTTATGGTACTAATATGTTACCACTGTTGTTGTTCGTGGTAATGTCTGTTACTATTTGATCTATTCTTACATCATCTCTTGCAATTGATTTGACTAAATCTGATAAACTTGCAAGTGGGGTCATTGTGATTGGTGTGTCTCCGCTTGTTGTTTTTATATGTTTTTCAATGTTTGCACTGTTCCATTCATTGATCACTTGTTGTTTTACAGAATCATTTTCAAGGTCACTTAAAAAGTCAAAGTTGTCTGCAAGGTAGTCAAGTATCCATGGTGACATAGTTCCGTCTTTGATGTAGTAGCTGATTGCGTTCAACGTTTGTTGTTCTGCTGGATTGGTTGTTAGTTCACCTGCAAAAACATCTGCGTACTCTATCTTACCATCTGCTTTTACTTCTTGCGTGTAAAACAATTTACGTAATTCTTCTGCGGCCTCATCTGGATCACTTGTTGGATCATATTTGATCTTTCTATTTTTGTTTGATGTTTTTTTGAACCTTGGTGCCAATATTGTTTCTAAGTCTTTGTCAAAGTTTGATGACTTGTCATACTGCCAAGTTGCTTCAACATCTTTGTTGTATGTTTCTGCACCTTTGCTCATACTTGTAAAGCCAACTGTTGACAACACAAAATCATTTTGTCCTGATGGTAGTTTCTGATATATCCTTGCTGACGTTTGTCCACCTTCTGTCTGTTGTATGTAAACTGTGTTACCTTTTACAACAGGTCTGTAGTTTTCTGGATTATCTTGAAATTCTTTCAAAGTAAATGTGCTGTCAGTGAATATACCATAACGTTGTGGATTTTCAAATATGTCTTCATATGTTGCTTTTACAACGTTTGCATCAATGTCTTTTGGTAACAAGTAGTTACTGCCCATTATCTCAACTTCATCAAACAACTTGTTCTTGAAAAAGTTGATTGTAGAGTTTGTTGCTTTTTCTTGGTTACCACCACTTGCTTGGTACTGTCCCAACCAGTATGCTTTCATTCCTTCATAGATACCTGAGTTGATGTTTGCGTCAAATGGTAGTTCAGTGTCAAACTGTTCTTGCCATACTGTCTGCCAAGCATCTACGTCATCATCAAAAGTTACAAATCTCTGTTTCAATGAATCTTCAAGCACCTTGCTGTTCTTGATTGACTCATATGTCTGATAAGCCACACTTGGATTTTGTTTGTAAAGTTCAAACACTATACCATATGGTTCTTCATCGATACCTGAATCTGCCAAGAACTGTTTGGTTCTGTCATCTCCAAGCACACTGTTCATGGTGTTTATAGTACCTATAAACTGTTCATATGTTTGTATGTTGTTGAAGTTTGTTTTGTAAGTTTCAATTACATCACTTGGTAATGTTATTCTGTTTGATGCTATACCATACAGCTCTGCCGCTTGTGTGTAATATGTTTCTACACCTTCTTTGGTAGTAAGGTCAACTTCATAACCAGCACGTACCAGTCCATCATTAAAGTCACCTGACTGTATCTCAGACAGTTTTAATTTTTGTTCTTTGTTATATGCCGCTATAGTTTTTTCAAGTATTGTGATTTGATTGATCTTGTCTTCACTGTAAGGTAATGCGTATGCCTCTTCTAATTTTTTTTGTTCTGTTTGTATAGTAGTGCTCAAGTCAGTTGTTGTCATTGTTTTTGCAACATCAACACGTGAACTTATAATTTTTGCATTGTTGTAAGTGTTTTCATATTTTGTAATAGTGTCTTGGTCAAAGCCCAATTCTATTGCACGTTGTTTGTCAAACACATAAGGTGTTTCATTGCCTGACTCTAATATTGCAATCTCTGTTGTGAATTGGTCACTGAACTTGCTACGGTCTGATGCAAATATAGCCAACTTGTTGTTGTGAATTTTTGTAACGAGTGATCCATATTTTATAACATCATCAACACTCAATTTAGATTGTAGTTTGATGTTTGAACCAGATCCTGAAAGTAGATCATTTGTTTCTGTAAGTATTTCATTGATAGCACTACCATCACCACTGTTGATTTTGTTTACAAATGCTTTCTTGTCTGTTGCATTGTCATATTCAAAAGCCAATAGTGATTTTAGTATGCTGTCTTGTAATTCTAATTCAAGTGCATATTGACCACTTGGTGAAAGTATCTCACTGTCAATGAGTGATGTTATACTAGCTATCAATTTGTTTTGTTCTTCTAAAATATTTGGTGCAAGTTCTTTTTCACCTGGTAATCCTATACCATTTGTTCTTAACAATTCTGAAAGATCAGCTACCTCACTGTTCACTCTTTTTTGTATTTGTACAACATCATTTTGTTTTTTTATTTGTAACTGATTTGTAAAAATGTTTTGAGCGTATCTAGATCCTTGTGAGTTGATGTAATCACCCAAATCAACTTGCAGTTCTGTTGGCATTGATGCCAACGACTCTGTTTTAAATTGTTCATAGTCTGCATTAAATTTTTCTAACGTGTATGACTCTGGTCCTTCAACGTGCTTGTTGTAAAGTTCCAATGCTTTTTCATCTGTTTTTGTTTTTACTGCACTCACGTATGCCTTCTTGGCACCTTCTTTGAATGCTTTACCACGTATGCTGAATGGACTGAACTGTTTTACCAGTTCCATACCACCTTGTTTTAAAGTTTCTTTTTGTGCTTCTATACCTTGGTTGTAACCTTGCTCTGCCGCTTGATCATCTAATATTTCATTACCAAAGTTAATCACTTTTGATATGTTTTGTAATTGTGCAGTACCAACTCTCGGTTTTACAAATCGACCAGTTGGCGCTGACATATTATTATATGTTGGAATCTTTGCCATCTATTAACACCCCCAGGCCTTTCTTGACCAGTAATTAGCGGACAATGTTTTTTGTCCTTTTGTTTTTATGCCACCGCTTCTCGCACAGTAGCTTTTTTTTCTTGCAGGATTGTTTTTCTTTATTGACAGTTTCTTGTCTCCAAATCTAACAATCTGCACACGACCAGTACTTTGGTTTTTGACATAAACAGCACTCTTCTTTGACCCTGATGGTGTCCTAAAAGGTTTGTTTAATTTTATTTTTCGTCCTTTGTACTTGGCCATAATATATTCCTTATTTTGTTAACCTGTCAATGTGTGCGTATATCCTGCCTATAACTTTATCCAAAGATAAAAGTTCTTGTGACAACATCGCTACCATTGTTTGAAGTTCTATGATTGTTATCAAAGCCCAAGTAGATAGTCCCATCAATATGGTTCCCAACAAAGCAATCAACATCGTGTTTGTTTTCCTTGTCATTATCTACCTTGTCCTTTATACTTCTTGTAACTTCGTCTTTTACTTTTGTTCATCATGGTTTTTGAATGTCTACCTCCGCCAATAGAAGTTTTCTTTGGTTTGCTTTCGTGTGCTACAACTTCTTTGACTTTGGCCATATTACTTTCCAACCTTCTTCATTGCGATCTTGTGTGCCTGTGTGAATGTCTTACCACCACGCATAGCTTTTCTCATACTGGCCATATGTTTTGCCGTATGATGTTTCTTGTGTTTTGCCAATGTAGATTTTTGTCTTGTTGTAAGTTTTTTCATATTAACTCCTTGCCGTTTTTGCCGATCTACGTATGGCCGCTTTGGTCACATAACCTGGCTTGCCTCGTTTGATTGGCTTCTTACCTGATGCTTTTCTTTTGTTAGCATAGTAGTAAAGACCTTTCTTTGCCACTCTGCCTGTTTTAGTTCTATGAAAACCTTTTTTCATTTAGTATTTTTTCTTTCTGCCATAACCTTTTTTGGCTTTTTTAGTTTTTTTTGATTTTGTTTTTTTACCGTATCCATATTTTTTCATAATGTTATCCTCTTCTTGCAAATGTTAGACCGTAGTCTAGTAAGTTACCAAAGGCTCTCTGTCTGCCTTCTTCTTTGGCTATTCTTGCTGATTCTTCATAGCCGTAAATTTGTCCCATAGTGTCATATGCGTCACTGAACTGTTCATAACCATATGAGGCCGCCGTGTCCGCAAAAACGTCTACAGGTGTTCCTTCAAAAATGTCAACACCAGACACACTGTAAAGTGTTTTCTGTTGTCCAACTTTTTTTGCCAAATCTTTTTTACGTGCCTCTTTTCTTATAGCGTATGCATCTTGGGCCATATCAGCCTGCATTTGACTATAGGCCGCTTGTTGATTACCGATTGCAATGTTCTGTCTTGCTTGATACACTGTAGCACCAGCCAAAACATATGGCAATGCAGTCATTAATGTTGAGCCAATAGTGGCTGTCGCCGCCGTTGTTGCTGTGGCTGTTGTTGCAGTTGTTGCCGCCGCTGGTAATAAAAAAGCCATTATCCGTCTCCTACTTCTAGTTCTGTTGTAACACCAAGTATTGTTGCCTGCAATGGTTCAGTTGTTGTCACTGTCAATGCTGGGTCATTTGTTATACCTGATATGTATTTTTTTACTGTGCCTGTGAATGGTGTTATAGGTACGTCTAATAGACCACTACCTAAACTTCTAAAGTCAATTGTTTGTCCATCCACTGTCAAGTCTTGTGTGTTGTTTAGATTCACGTAACCAGTAATTTTTCTATGTTCTTCACCTCTGTAATTTTGTCCATTTAGTACAACAGGTATGGTCATGGTTGTCAATGTGCCTGTGTATCCTAATCCTATCTGTGTGTTTGAACTTGTGTCATTCAAAGTCACGTTGGCTGTCTGTGCCCTTGTTCCCACTGAAACGTTTGCGTGTACCAAACCATCTGTCACTGCTCTCACTGTTCTATTTTTTAAATGATACAATCCTGTAACTGCTGTGTGTCCTGAGTCTGCTTTTTGTTGCCATGAATCAAGATATACTGTGTTTTCAGTCATACGTTCTAAAAATATTGCTGTGACTGTTGACCCATCATCTTTGGTGTAATCTCTCTGTATCAAAGCATACAATCTCTGTGTGGGTGGTGTAGTGTCATTGTCATTGATAGCCAAACATTTTAAAAACTTTCCATCTGTTTTGAATCTCGACCATCCTATAACGTTACGTCTTACATTGATAGATAGGCAAGCCATCTCACCATCTTCATTTGCAAGGAACACGTAGTTTTGGTTTGTGTTTTTGAATGCACGTAAAAAAGTTATGTCATCCGGGTTGTCTAAAACATCGTGTGCTATGATAGTTCTGTTTTCAGCATAGTAACTGTCACTGTTAAAGTCAAACACGAAGCCTCTCAACTCTCTACCATTTGCTGAAACAAACAGTACTTCATTGTCAACGAGAATAGGTCTCACCCCACCATCGGCGTGTCCATATCTGGTCTGTAGCCTGATGTTGACATTTGAAGGCGTCACGGGGGAGCCAACCATCTCAAACTCACCACCTGTTGTAAAAATAAACAAGGTCTGTTGTGAGTGTAAATGTTTTATAACATTCACTTGGTCGGAACCGATTGTAAAAACAAAACCAGAGTCATCTGTGATTGTGTTATCTACAGTTGGTAAAAAATTAAAAAAGTCTCCAGTTTGTGATCCAAAAATTGTTTGTGGTTTGTCTCTGCTACCACCGAATATTAATCTGTTTTGATGAAAGGTCACTGAACGTGGGAAGCCTCTCAGACTGCTGAAAGCTGTTATCTCCCATTCATTTGGTCCTGCGGCATCAGTGCTTCCTAGTTCTACATCCACCGTGCCATTGATTGTTGTTGTACTCACACTGCTCACTGTGTAGTATCCACCATTTATACGTATCCTGTCACCTGCTTCTATGTATGAACTTGCATCTGCACTTGCAGTTATGCTGTGTGATCCTGTTGATTTTGAACTTGGCGTCAATGTCAAACCCGTGTCAAAGTTTGCAAAAGGTTTGTCTACGAACGTGACTGGATCTATGGTCCAACTTGTGTGTCCTGTTCTCTGTATCTGTTTTGGTTCAAAGTCTTTGTGACATATGATCATGGTGTCAAATGTCTGTGCGAAAGTAACTTCATCTAATATAGCTTTTGAATGCCAATAACAATCTGCGTCCTGTACTGTGGCCGCGTGTGCACCATTTCTGTAAATGTGAAACTTGCTGTTTACACTTTGATCTAAACTTGGTTCAAACACTAACACGTACTCTTGTTCTGTGCTGAACTTGAATGGTATCAATCTTGTGCCTGCACTGAAACCTAGGTCATCACCTGCTGTGTGATCTGTTGCTGGATTGTCATCTATAAGTTCAAATCCTGGTCTCTTTAACAAGCCACCCTGTGGTAGCACCATGAAGTTCTCCACAGTTTTGGCCCCTGCTCTGTAAAGATCTAGATCGATCCTTGTATCAAAATACTGTCCTAATTCACCTTGTGTGAAACTGTTCTGCTCAACTTTTATCCTTGCCATTGATCACTAACTCCTACGTGGTATCACGCTGTCAGTGTAACCAAGTCTGGCTCTAACTAATCTTCCTTCATCAATGATTGATGATGGTGGATTCTCCTGACCATCTGTGACCTTAGCTTTTGTTAATTTGTTCTCAAACTCTCTGGCCAATCTCTCTGATCTTGAAGCCACTGAAGTTATTGCATCATTAATCTCATATGCTAGTTTTGTGACCAAGCATTCAACAAAGAATGGTGGAAAGTTTGTCTCCGCCATATCTCTGATGTATTCTAGAAACACTCTGGTAAGATTAGCATACAGAATGTTGTTCTCTATTCTGTAATCTCTGTTCTCTGCACCATCTAGATCAAATATACCTTTGACTCTGATAACATCTCCTGGTAGTTGATATTTGTATTTGTAACGTTTGTCAACAGGTGTACCTGAAAGCTGTGCAAGTTCTACTTTTTCTGTAGCAAAGTTCCAAAAAGTGTAATATAGTAAGCTACGCTTTACTTCATCATACATATTGGATACTGCCTGTGCTTCTCTTGTACCTTCTGTGAAACTCTGTATTGGGTTGGCTCCTACTTTCAGTAGTGCCATGGTACCTATGTCTATTTTTGAAACGGCCATATGTTAATATTCCTTTGTAAATTTACAAATGTATTTACCGCGTTCGTAAAAAAAGGGCGACGAACTGCCGCCCTTTTCTGTGTTTCACGCACACTGTTGATTATACAACAGCTATTCTAACGATACCTGATTTGTCTACCGCTACTGAACCAGCTGAGTATTCAGCCGCTACAAGTGTTGATAGTTTGTGTGGTACGTAGTTTACAAGTGTTGTCATATCTTTACCTACTGCACAACCAACTGAGTTTTTGTGGAATGCGTAACACGCCACACCCGAGTTAGGTGTTTTAGTAGTTGTCAGCTCATTTGACATAATGATGTTGAAACCAAATAAAGAACCAATGTTACCTGTTTGTAACGCTTCATTTGAAATAACACCAAAGTCACTTGAAACAATTGATGAAGCACTCATCAAGTCATTAAGACCCTGTGGTGATAACACCAAGAATCTGTCTGATTGTGGTACTGATTTTGAATCAAGTTGTTTTTTAGCTGTTAAGATAGCAGTCTTGTCTAACGTTGCTGTGTCTGTACAATCGATGATTGCACCACCAGCCAAGTCAGCGTTTGCCACTGCGTCAAAAGCCGCAATAATTTCGCTGTCTACTGCTCTGTTCATAGCACCCGCAATTGATTCAGCGTATGCACTTCTAAGATCGATGTTTGTTTTCAAAGCATCAAAGTCGTCGATGTATTCACCTGTTGCGAATGTGTTGATAGTTGCAGAAACGTTTGAGTGAGCCATAGTAACGTCAGTTGTACCAACCCATGAACCACTTGTTAGTGATGTTGTGTCAGATATACCTGCCATCGTCTGTAGCTCAGACGTTGCTGATTTGTTTTTGATCACACCACCTTTTCCAAGAATTGGAAAATTGTATGTGTGACCTTGTACGCCTCTAACAGTTCTTACTGAACCCTGTAATTTGGACTCTAACTGCTGGAAGCTGTGATGCACCTCATCTCCAAACATGGTTATGAATGCATTGCTGTTTACTGAATAAGCCATTTTGCTTGTTCCTTCCTATTGTTTGTAAGTTTTCTGTTTTGCGTTTAGAATTGTTTGCTTGGTCTTGGGCCTCTCGGTTGTCCATCGCCTCACAAGTTCCGGAACTTGTGCATTTGGGTCTGCACCAGACCAGTGACATTGTCCCTGATGGGGTGCCGCTAACAATATTTATCAAAAACACCGCCTTTACAACAGTTTCTGTATGTGTTCGCTTAAATATCATATATGAAGAAACCCCGACTGAAACCCCAGCGTGTGCGACAGATTGAGAACAGGATAGACAGCCGCCAACCGCACGGATGTTGGCCCAGTGACTACACGCCCAGCTCGGCCTACGCCCGAGTCATGATTGACGGTCAGTCATGGTTGCTACATCGCCTGATGGTGTACATCCATAGGCCCCGTGACCGTGCTAGACTGCTCAAGGGTGACCCAGTGTTGCACCAGTGTGACAACAGCCGATGCTGTAACCCCTTACACCTGGTAGTTGGAACACAATGGCAGAACATAAGGGAGCGTGACCTACGTCACGGCTATAGACCGGGGTTAAAGCTAAAATAAGCAGTGTACACACCTCAGGAATTGGAATCACAAGTAAATACACTTGATCCAGGTGCACCAGGCTGTATAACGCTGACGCTTCTCATAACCACACCCGGTGTGCCAGGATCACTCCCATGATGACGCCAGCCTTTTAACGGAAATGATGGCTATTTTTTTTTGGCGTTACCACCTAACCAAATTCCCAAAATTTTTTGGGGCCCCACTGTTGCAAATATACAACGCTTGACAAATCACCAGATCTATGCTACAATGATAGCATAAATGAAGGAAGGTAAAAAATGAAAAAACTAACAATCAGTATGTCAGACATACAAAACCTAACACCAGCGTTTAGAGAGTGGGCCCACGGCAACGTCACATACCCAGCTCCATATAATATACAAGATCGCTATCAGCTGTCACCAGACGCCCGGGCGTACTTGGCCCAACGTGTCCCGGATTCGAGTATGCTCCACGTGTTGAAAGACGAGGCGCGATGGATGTACAAAAGGGCCGGGGATAAAGGGATAAAGGGATAAAGGGATAAAGGTACTCAGGGCCCAGTGTGTCAGATGGCACCAGACCCAGGTACGTTATGCCTAAAAATGCTGTGATCACTTGATCGACAGCATCACAACTATAACATATTGAGATTGGTATGTCAAGCGTTTTTTTATCAGGCCACAGGTCAGGCACGGTGTCACCAGGTGGCCCAAGGTGGATCAAGGTGGGATCACGCAAAAAGATCATTTCAACCGCGGTTTTAAAGGTGGTTACAAATCAGGCAAGCGGTAACACTTGGAACTATTGCTCCATAGTGCCGTCACCACTCCCCACGTGCCCCATCACAGCCCACAATCATCAACTGCTATCAACAGCGTCACAATTGGAAAACAAAATATTGACAAAAGTGCTGTGCTGTGCTACAATACAAACAACAAAAGGAAGGAAGGCTAACAAATGGAT